CGGCATGAAACACAAAGCTGCCACTGTGTGTGGCCTGATCACCAAAGTTGATCTTGAGATCACCATTTTCCACTCGTGCCACAAAGTTTGGTTCTTCGCTGTTGGCACTCATTTGCCACTTCAGTCTCTGAATGGCAGCATTGGCAGGTTCAAACGTCACATGCCAGTTCACACCGGCAAACTTGGGAGTCTTGAGTTTTTCTTTCACAATCTCTGAACTCATGAACCTGTAGCTGTTGCGGAAGTCTCCGGCACGATTTACAAAGTTAATGCCTTCTGCTGTGCCGTCGGCACGCCGAGAAATGCTCAACACAGCATCTTCACGATACTCCTGCAGGTTCAAAATAGTTTTGAGCTTGCCAAGATTGGGCATTCCAAACGTGCCCATGAACTCGGCCACGGGATTATGATAGTTGGCCAGCAGCACAACACTTTGATCTTCGGCCATGCCCACTACCTGTGTGCTTTTGTCATCGCCCACAATTTTCACTAGGTCAATACATCCTAGGTCATAGGAATGTTCCACCAAATCCAACAAACAATCTTTCATCGTAATTCTCCTTGTGTAAATTTTACAGTGATTCTCAAGTTTTTACAAATATTTTGGCCAATGTCTGGCCGCCACGAATGCTGACTATTTTGCCTGGCTTGGTCAACTCAAGCCAACTCACGTCACCTGCGCCGTTGTAATGATTTGCAATTTCAAACCCAACTTTTTCAGCATGGGCTATCAACAAACGTGCCGGTGTATAACACATGAATGAGCGTTCGGCCAGCCCAACACCTTGTTCGGTATCGCAATCGTTAAAAGTCATGATCATTGTCCCACCAGGCCTTAGTTTGTGATAGAGTTGATCAAGGAAATGATTGATAACTTCAATGGGTTTGTAGTTAAAGTAGTTGTAGGCAAATACCAAACCAAATTGATTGTTTGGTAGGATAGACAAAAAGTCTCCGCTCTGTCGTTCATTAATCACATACTGGCGCAACCGGCGCTGATATTCTGGAGTGAACTTTAAAACCGCCGGTGTAATCAGATCCTGGTGCTGATCAACTAGATACAATGGATCCAAGGGAACCAATTCTTCTACAAAACTTTCGTTGCCTGGCCGCAAAATCATGCCAGGCAATCGCCAATCAGTTAAGTTGCGCAATCTACTGGTCAGCAATGTATGACTGTCGCTGTCCAACCTAAGCTTTCTATCTAAAATATACTGATTGCTTTCCATGGGCATTTCATGGTCATAGATGCGCTGGCTTTCTCTAAAATATTCTGGCTCCATCTCATCGCGTTTGAGGCGTAGGTTTTGTTTTATTTCATCCAATGTCATGGCAAATGATGTCAGCGTGGACATGGCAGAATCAAATTGCTGCTCTAATTGAGCTCTTTGATCATCAAACTGTATGTCGCTGCTTTGTATCACGTGCAATATTTTTTCCATCTCGCGCCGAGCTGGGTCAAAACAATCGTGTGGTCGTATGCGATTGAGTTGATTGATATAAGAAATGACTTTACTGAGTTTCATTCGAAAGAAAATAGTGAATTAAATGTGTTTTCAGTGTTGGTGGCAGCGGCCAGGTCCCAGGCCAACACACCCAACAAGTTGTCAATTTTTTGATCCACCACAGTGGCTTCCATTTCTGCGTCATCAAACGGCAGTTCACAGAACCATTGTGGCAGTCTCAGTTCATCAGTGGGATAACCAATTGATGTCCAGCCCAGGGCATTGGATCGCAGTTTGCACACAATGGTCTTCATGCCATCCACAATCTGCATTGAATAGTTGTCCGAGTTCATGCGTCTCAGTGTGTTCCAGTTCAGCGCAGCTCGCACATGCCCTGGCATGTTGGCTTTGCCCAGCCTGGCTTCTTCAGCAGCATACTTGGTCAAATTGTTCACACGCTTGGGCGATCCTTTTTCCCAGCCGGGACGATCAGCAAACTCATACTTGAATTCGCGTATGCGTTCCACAATTACATCACGCTCCACACCGGCCAGCACTTTATTTAGAATTTCCAGCAAGAACTCTTGAATTATCTTGGGTGTGTCTGATCGCTTCAAATCCAGGCCCATGGCTTTGGTCTTGCCCAGTTTGCCTTCTACGTCCAGACGCTTGCCTTCAAGATCAATGATGTTCACAGCATAGCGTTTCTTTGTGATAAACAGCCCACGATCGGCTACCAGTTCTCGACCGGCCTTGATCAAGGAACCCATGTCTCGGGGACAGTGGAAGGCCTGCTCCATGAAGCCCGGAAAGCTGTCATTGACCTGATCAGCAATTGAGTCATAGAGCTGAATACAGGTTTCTTTTGACCAGGCCATGCGACCTTCTGTGATTTCCTTCCCTAGCACAGGCCATGCAGAGAAGTAGCATGAGTCGGTGTCACCGTAGATAATGGCCTGGCCAGTATGGTCATATTCGCCTGTGATACACTCGTTGATGTGTGCATCCATGTGGCGAGCAATGGCTCGGCCTGTTAGAGTAGTGCTCTGACCAATGCGCTTATCGAAAAAACGGCAACCAGGATTAAGAATAGCCCCATAGAGGCTGTTGAGGTTAATCTTCTTAACCAGCTGGCGTTTGTCCCAGAAAGCAATTTCTTTGGCATCTGTGGCTTCTTTCTTTTTGGCCTGTAGTTCTTTGCGCTCTGAATACCAACGTTCCAGCAGGCCTGGAATCACACCTTTGCGTTCGTATGTGATTATGGTACCATTGGCAGTGAGAATCCAAGGATGGTTGCTGTCAAATATCAACTGCCACATTTCCGCAGCCGAATGCACAGACTCTTCACCCGACTCCCAATCAACTGTGATTTCTGTGCCACGCTGCTGTTCCATCACAGCAGTGTATTCCAAGGTGCCAAACAAACCTTCCCAGGATGCAGCAAAACTGTCGCCCTTGGCCATGCGGTCTTTGATCAGTCGATCAGTCATAGTGGGTCTCAGCTGCCCCACAATGGTTTCGGGCCCCATGTTTAGCGCACGAATGGCCGACGGATACAGACTGTTGATGTCCACAGACCCAATCCAAGGATGCAGGCCTTTTTTGGGCACAGCCACGTAAGCACCGGCAGCCTGAGTGTCATCGTCTGTGAGTCGCTGTTTGCGATTGGGCACCACCATGCCACGTTCGTGTGCTTCGTTAATAATGGCCTGTTCGGTCACAGCCACAGCACCCATGGTGGTTTGCAAGAGCACGGTGTTGGCATGCGCCAGTTCGTTGGCCAGGTCAAGAAATCTCAGCTTCTTGTCCATCTGTGCAATGCCATTGACGTCTTGGCGGTTGTACTGCAAGAACTTCTTGAAGTCGTTGTTGTATAGCTGATCCAGTGTGCCTTCGTATTTGGTCTTGCCTTCCAAGCCTTCATATTCCAAGATGGCATCTAGGCTGTATGAGTGACGTTCCTCATAGGTATACTTGCGATACAGTTGCATGTAATCCATGTGCACACGCCCTACCAAATCATAGGTCTGTGCTTCGGCACCGTAGCGTTCAAACATGCGTTGTTTGGGCAGTTGTCCCCATAAGCAGAATCGCCGCGTGTCATCTTTTGACAGCACACGGGTACAGCGATTTATGGTGTAGGGAATGTCATAGCCTTCGCTATTCCAGCCTGTGAGCACATCGGCATCTTCGATCAGATCAAGAAATGTCTTGATCATTTCGCCTTCGTCTGTGAACACCAAGGTGTTGTCAAATTCCGCTGCAATCTCTTGAGCAGTCTCCAGGCTCATGTGCCGGGGCGGGATGGCTAGTGTTACCAGTTGATCCAACCAGTCTAAGTAAACCGATATGGCTGTGATTGAATTGAAGGGATCCTCCACAGGAGAGAAACCACGTTCTTGATCAAATGCCACCTCAATGTCAAATATTGCTGTGTGCAGAGTGGGGGCATCTTGGTCTTTGTAGTTTTCTTCCAGACATCTAAATATAGGATTGATGTCGGACTCATAAAGTTGTTTACCACTCTGTATGCGAACTTCCTTGCGGAACTCCTTGTTATTCCTCGTGCTAAAGCGGCTAACCGGGGTTCCATGGATGGAAAGGAACTTACCTCGAGGATCATCATAGTAGAAGATAAAATTGGCGGGATATTCTTGATAGCGACGTTCGCCGTCGCGGCGTTCTACAACATGGATGCGATCGTGTTCACGATCAAATAGTGCGTCAATATAACTCATTGTTCTCCGTTTGTGGCCGGAAGGCCATGCTTCATGCTGCTTACGGCAGCGACTCGTGTCATTGACAGATATTTATAGAGTCTTGCCCACGGTTTCAAGAATAGTTTCTAGAGTTTCGTGATCTTGTTTTTCTCGGCCAAACTCAGCTTTGTGTGCCAGCTTGATGGCTTTTTTGAGAATAGCAGGCTTGACTTCTAGTTCTTCGGCCACGGCCTTGATGGTGTCCGTGAGTCCGCCCTGCAAGGTATCAATTTCGTGCATGACCTGCATGCCTTCATTGATGATTTGGGTCAGTTTGATCTTTTGTTCGCCGGTAAATGATTTGCTCGACATAGATATCTCCTAAAGCCACAGTATATAGACAGTTTAGAGATTTGTCAAATAATTTGGCTCACTTTGAGCGTTGGGGTAGCGAATCCCAACGCTCGGGCAGCAGCCGCCCACACACCGTAAACGGTAACGGTCCTAAGGTGTGTCCTATTTGCGTCCAATCACAAGAAAGTGATCAAAGTCAGTTTCTGGGTCTTGATCCCGGAGTTGACCTTGATACTGGATATCTGACAGCGGAAATTGTTGTGCCAATTGTTCAACACTGATGATTTGATTGCGAGCATCTGGGTCATTGTCACGAGCCAGCATGGCCACTGTGGTACCGGCTGGGATATTGTCAAACCACCCAGCGCCACTCATGTTGGTCACGCTGGTGTTGATCACAGCACCGCGGCGTCCCAATCTGCGATAATCTAAATCATTGGCATTGGCTCGCATGGCTTTGACACCATTTACATCGAACTGGCGGTTGAGTTTTTGACCTTGTCTCAATGCATTGGCATCAAGATCTACATTGACAATCTGTTGATATGATATTGGCAATCTACTCAAAACCATGGCCATGTTGCCGTACCAACTGCCCAGGACATAAATGGTGTCAAAACGGTCTTGAAATTTGAGCAGATGCAGAGCCAACCACAGCTTGCCGCGAATGAGATTTCTTGCAAAACTGTCGGGCAGTGTGTTGTGATTGACTTCTGTTACTATGTCGTTGGCTAACATAGCGCATCAATCAGCGGCTGGCAGCCTCGCGTCTACGTTGAGCACCAATTGTGACCACTTTGCGAATCATGTTGTCACGCATGGTTTGATAGCTTTCGTTTACCAGGCCATGGCGCACAAATTCACGATCAATGTAAGACTTGATGCGGCTCACATCTTCTTTGGTTGTGGCCTGTGCCAACTGTTGCTTGACTTCGCTCATGGTGCGACGAATAAACGCTTGCGATTCAGCCATGGCCGGTGCTGCTTTCTTGGCACCAGTGTTGATGGCCGGTGGTTTCATGCTGTATGTGGTTTTGCCATAGGCACTGGGCATACTAAAATCTGGTTTCTTTTGAGCCAGTTTTTCCATGCCGGGCATTTTTGTTAACGCTTTAAAATCATATCCAGGCACGCCTGTGGGCTTGGCAGCAGGCGCAGCTGGTTTTGCGGCTGGAGCAGCAGGTGCGGCTGTTGCTGCTGTGGGTTGATTGAGATTGGATGCGCTGGCTGTGTGTTTCAATCCAGTTGCAGTCTGTGTTGTGCGCCCACCTGTGGCCGATGGGGTCAATTGCGATGCCATTTGGCCAAATGCTCCAGCACCTGCACCAGCGGGAGATTTAGCTGCTGGTTCTGCTTCGGGCTCGGCGTCAGGCTCAGCTGCGGCAGCGGTGGTTGTGTCGCCTTGCTTGGCTTGCAATGCATCTAGTTCTTTACGAGTATAATATCGATCAGTTCCAGGTTTGATAATCTTGGCAAATGATTTGTCTGTGCCAATTTGGCCAGGCTCAGGAATACCCATTTGTTGATATACCTGTGCAACAACCTCGGCTGGTACTTTTTGTGTTTGTAGCCAGCGGGCCAATTGATCACTGTTGTTTGGCGAGCCAGCAGTTTGCCATTTCATTTCAAGTTTGTCTTTGGTTACGTTGGTAGTAAATTCATGGCCTTTAGACTTAATGAATCCGCCAACCTTGCCAGCAGTTTTATCTAACCAGTTCAATCCTTTGCCAACAAGGCCTGGTTTGACAGGGCGGCCAGGGCCGCCAGGCAGGTCAGGAGTTAGATAACCAGGCATAGATCTGGCCACGCCGCGCAGCTCTTTGACTATAGAACGTCCCACACGATCAATGTTTGCAAACACAGTTTTAACACCAGTATCGGTAAGGTACAAAGATTGCCCTTGCGGTTTGCCTGCACTTTCATTCAGCGCCCAATGCATCACCGTGAATTTTTGATCAATAAGTTTATCGACAGAAAGCTTTATAATTTGTGCATTTTGAATACCTCTGTCAATGGCCTCTTGCACTGATGGCAAAGTTACTTTGCCACCACCTGGGAACATGGGAGCCAAGCCTGGTTTAATGCCTTGCATAGAACCATCTGGCATTTGCACAGCGTTGGGGAACCGTTTCATGTAGTCAGATTTCCAAGCATCGTATGCTGCCTGTTGACGGGCCAACTCTTCGGCTGGCAAGTTGGGGTTGGGTGGTACAAATGCACCCTTGTCATTAACCGGGATACCGTACTCAAGTTTTTGGCCCAGACTGTCAGTGGTCACAGGTCCTTTTTGCGAATAATCTATAGCAGCACCGCGATCAGCGGTGTCAGCAGCGCCGGGGCCAACTTCTGCGCTACCAGCAGCTGGTGGCTCTGGAATCTCTGTATTGGCTGTGGGTTCGACTGTGATCGTTTTCTTTGTAGGTCCTTGCCAACCGTCCCACACATTGACTTTTTCACCTGTACTGGCAGGCACATTGAGTTCTTGTCCAACGTAGATTTTGTTT